CACAAACAAAGCTAAATCCATAAAAGAAAAAGAACCCAAATGAGCTAATGCCCGTGTTGTCAAAGTACAGCCTCTTGGACAGCCTATCAAAGGACTGGGGAGTGCTAAATGCGGACCTGAGGGTTGGGAAGAAAGGAATGGAGTATTCCAAGGGCTGGTCTAAGTTGATTGAATACATGCCTCCCTGGGTGATGGATTCGGGTGACCACCATGCTCGGGTCTTGAAGGATTGGGGGGCCAAGTTAACGGGTCCATACTGGGAAAGTGAACCTCCTTTAACGAACAATCAAGGGATATGGAGCTTCGTGGAGTCAATTCTGGAGGATCTGGACAGCAGGTTGCTCAACCCATCCGACAAGTGGGCTGAAATTCCAATTCAGAGCTTGAAAATGGGTAGGTGTAGGAACATGTTAGGCGGGGCCAGCCAGGCGAAGATATCAGAAGAGTCGCTACTAAATTACTCTAAATTGAAGTCTTTGAAAGAGGACCTTTTCATCATGAGATCATCTTTGACTGAGAGATATAGTAGGACAATAGATATTGTCAGGAGGGATAAGCGACTTGTGGTTCCACTAAGCAGATCAGATCAAGATTTCCTTAACCTAATGAAGAAGGAAGGTATGATGGTCAATCGTGGTGGAGTAAAGATGTCAAGAACTTCAAATTTGATATTCATCCAGTACCGGAAGTGTGAGTACTTACTTACTACGATTGGTCTAACACGCCTCTGTGACTTCATCGACACGTTGGCAAACCTCACAGTCACTCTAGATACCTGCTGCCTGAAGTATGGCTCTTCATCCTTTCTACGTGACCTTGTTGAGGAGGTAAGGAGCCACTCGAATGGTGATATGGAAATGGCTGGTGAGATAATCAAGGCTTCCAGGAACCAGATAGTTTCATCAATCGCCCAAGATGACCTGCTAGGGATGAACATGGAGCGGGCTATGCTGTCGACAATGCCACCACTAAAAGCTCAAGCTTCTAGGGACATCACACGCCTCATCAAGTGCCACAGCCCTAGTTTGAGAAACAGGGTCAATATGTCTCACCTGTACAAATGTGTGCCACAGCCAGATGTCAACATGCACGAATCTTTCGAGACCGTTCAGGGTGTCCAAGAGCCAAATCGCTTAGACAAGAGAGTTCTCCCAATGCTCAGGGGTATCTTGAGGAAGTCAATATTCTGCTCTCTGATTGACCAAGGGTACGAGCTCAGGGCAAGACCTGACTGTGATGCCGACGATGGAATAAAATCAGCGTTAAATAACCCAACGAAGAGCAGGAAGGAGATACACTCAATCTCACATGATAGGTTTTCTCTGTTGACTGTTGAACCGGTTCGAAAGTTAGGTGCTCCAGCTGATTTGAGAACAAAGGTTGGTGATAAGTCATCAGGCCCTTCCGTAAGTATCAGCAAGGCAGATGCTGATGAGATCAAGAATGCTATGGGCAACATGTATAAAGAGGGTCAGCGGAGGACAGACTTGAAGGACTTCCAGAACGTAAAAGATGTAACAACCAGCTTGAAAGGAGAAGACAATTTGGATCAGAAGAAGGCCTGGGCACGGTTCTCAAAGGTCGTCAGGGCGCATGAGGCATTTGAGAAGAGGTACACATCTAAGGGTATCGATATCGATGACATCCCAGCTGAGGATTTAGGGGAGTTCTTAGCAGAAAATCCAGACTTGTACTACTCGGTGTCAACGGAGATCAAGTTGGGTGAGAAGCACAAGAGGATAGCGAGGTTATTCTACTTGGCTGAGCAGGCACTAAAGGCAATAACCCAGTCTGTCGAGAAGCTCATCAAAAGGGTGATCAAGAGAGCCGGCGGTGTGTCTATAACAAAGGGCTCAAGGGAGCGTCGCTCAGATTTAGAATTCCTGTGTGAATCAATGTTCAAGTCCAGGCCAGGATACAACAGTGTCTTCATGTCGCTCGATCTAGCAGAGTTCTCAAAGAAGTTCCCACAGCAGCTCCTTAGGGAACTTGGTAAAGTCCTCGCAGACATCACAGGAGTGGAACTCCTCTGCCGGCTTGACCTAATCTTCAGGAACAGCGTGGTATTTCATGCAACCAGGGGGCACTTCGACAGCATATTTGGGACTACAGGAGGGTATGAAGGTTTTCTGAACTTTGGTTGGTCTGAAATGCACATTGTGGTCTTAAATGCAGCATTAATTGAGTCAGGTGTGGAGGGTGTTTCCTTCGTGTACTCAGATGATGGGATTATCAGGATGGATATTGAGCAGTCTGTGTTCAAATCAGAGGCACTACGGATTGCCAATAAGATCAAGGAAGTCTTCGAGAAGTGTGGCCTCATGATGAACCTAAGCAAGCTCATATACTCACAGGAGGTTTGGGAGTACCTCGGTGACATCTGCCATGATCGGTCATTAATAGATCTCTGGGTCAAGCAATCCTCCAGCTATGGTGATCATGACAATAAGGTAGGCTTCACTCCTCTCAATGACAAGATGGTGTCCATCAATGCTCAGGCCTCAGCCATGGTAGATGGAGGCTTGCCCAGTCCGGTCGCTGAGTTCATGGCTATGAGTGATGTCTGCAGTGAAATCATGAACCTATGCCCTGAGTTCAC